AAAGAGCTAAGAGTAAAGTCGCTAACGTATGTGACATTGACGTTATTATGTGTGTCGAGCCAAACAAGAGTTACGATGCTAAAAAGAAAAAAGGTGTTGGCGCAAACAAAGCGTTTAGATCGTGTGTGTTTATAGAGTCATGCCAAGACATAATTGAAGAGAGTGGTTATCACGAGTTTCCTTTTGCAGTACCGAGATGGTCTGTGCTTAGTTATGAGAAGTTTGGTAGAAGTCCTGCAATGAAAGTATTGCCAGATATTAAGATGGTAAACACGATACAGAAATACTGTATTAGAGGTATTCAGAAAGTTGTAGACCCACCGATTATGATACCTGACAAGGCATTCTTAGGAAACTTCAACACAAGACCAGGAGCTAAAAACTATTTTAGACCTGGAACTGCAGATCAGGCGAGACCGTTTGAGTCAGGTGCAAGACCTGATGTTGGTCAAGACTTTGTAGCGAGTGTACAAGACAATATTAAGCGTGGTTTTTACATAGACCAGTTACAGTTAAGAGAAGCTGATAGAATGACAGCGACTGAGGTTAGACAGCGTAACGATGATAGACTTAGGTTATTATCACCGATTCTAGCGAGACTGAATGACGAATATTTAAAGCCAATTATTCTTAGAGTGTTTGGTATAATGAGTAGAAAGAAAATGTTTACACCTATGCCTGATATTCTTAAGAAGTCTGGTTTAGAGGTTAGATTTATTTCTCAAGTTGCAAGAGCGCAGATGGCAAGTGAGACTGACGTTATCAATAGACTAATGGCAGCGACTATGCCTATCATTGAGTCACAGCCAGAGGTTATGGGAATATTTAACGGTGATAATATCATCAGAAGTATTGGTCGTGAGTTTGGTGTTGACCCTAGTTACTTCAAAGCACCTGAGCAGGTAGAGCAAGAGCGTGGGGCGCAAGCACAAGCACAGGCTGACGCAGAGGAAGCGCAAATGCAAAATATGGACGCAGACACTGCATTGAAGATGGCAGGGGCGCAACAAAAGCAATAATAGAGTGAGGGAAACATGATATTTAAAAGTGAGAAGCAAAAGGCTCTTGAGAAAAAAGAGTACGAAAAATTAGACGCATACAAGAAAATATTTAACACCCCAGAGGGCGAGATTGTTTTAAAAGACTTAGTTTCGATCTGTGGTGTTACCATCTCAAGTGTAGATGCTGATGCAAACATGACCTTTTATAACGAGGGTAAACGGTTTGTAGGTATGCACATATTAAGAACATTAGAAACAGAAGAGTCGTATATACGATTCTTGTATAATGATATGAATAACATTGACATAGAACAAGGGGAACAGTATGAGTAATTTATTAACAGACGAGCCTATCATTGAGCCTACACCAGAAGACATGCCTCCTAAAGAGGGAGAGTCTTTACATATACCTGATTTTTTAAAAGATTTTGAAGGAATTGCGGAACTAGGCGAAGAGGTATTGTCCTCACCTACGTTGGGACATATAAAAGATGTAAAGACCCTCGTTAAGAATTATGTTCACACTAAAAAAGCGTTTGGTAAAGACAAAGTGGAACTACCTAATAAAAATTCGACTCAAGAACAGGTAAATGAGTTCTGGTCTAAAATGGGTATGCCTCAAGAACTTGATAAATTTGAGATTGCTAAACCAGAGGACTCAGCTATTGAAGATGGTTTCTTTGATGGGTTTAAAGAGTTTGCATTTGAAAATAAAGTATTACCTGAGCAAGCTAATAAGATGATTAACTTCATGCAAGAGTATGAGAAGAACCAAAACGAAAGGTTTGAAGTTGAAGCTAAAGAGAAGTTTGAGCAAGAGCTAGGTGGTCTTAAAGATGATTGGGCTACAGCGTATGACTCAAATCTTAACGTAGTAAGAAACTCAATTAAGAAGTTTGTATCTGACGATGTTAAGGAATATTTAGCTAAAACAGGAATGGCTAATGACCCTAAGCTAGTTAAGATGGTACACCAATTAACTAAAGACCTATATGCTGAGAAACCGCTAAATGTACCTAACCCATCTATGGGACTTACAAAAGACCAGGCTTTAGCAGAGTACAATCAGTTAAAAGGCGACAAAGAGGGTGCTTATTGGAATAAGCAACACCCAGACCATAAAAGAGTAGTTGATAGAATAGTAAAGCTAAGAGAGATAGCTTTTTAATACAGAGGGCTTGACACAGCCCTCTTTTTCTTTAAAAATAGAGACATATTGAGATTTAGGACTAGCTTACATTTGTAAGCCCCAACAACGAAGCTCAATGACGTAACCCGATTTCGGACTATTACACTTATATTCATGTTATTAATTTTGTGCGACATAAGGAGATATATATGATCGGTGCAAGTTTACCAGTTACGTTTGTTGATGAGTTTAGCTCTAACGTAATGATGTTATCACAACAAAAAAATTCAAGATTAGCTCCATACGTTTCTCTTGAGAACCAAAAAGCAGAGTATTCATACTTTGACAGACTAGCTCCTGTAGAAATGGGCGAAAAAGTTGGAAGAAACAGTGATACTGTTTTAACTGACGTAGATTGGTCAAGAAGAAGAGTAGCAATGCAAGATTATGCTGTTGCAACTCTAGTAGATCAAGAAGACAAACTAAGATTAATCCACTCTCCTGAGTCTGAAATCATGCGAGCTTTTGCAATGGGTGCAGGTAGAAAGATGGACGAAATCATTATTGGTTCTGCACTAGGTACAGCTTATGCAGGTAGATACGGTAACTCACCAGTAGTTTTACCAGATTCTCAAAAGATTGGTGCAACTGATGGTTCTACATTCAGTGGTCTTACAACTGAAACTCTTAGACTTACTAAGAAAAAGTTTTGGGAGCAAGAAGCTGTAGGTGAAGACGAGCAACTTTATTTAACTTGTACGACTGACGACCTAATCAACATGCTTAGACAAGAAGAAGCAATCAATGGTGACTATAACACTGTTAGAGCTTTAGTTAATGGTAGAATTGATGACTTTATGGGATTCAAATTCATTAGAACTGAGCTTATTCCTAACACAACTGCTGCAATTAACTTCAACCCTGCAAATGGTGAAGTAGGTGCTGTAGGTGGTTCTATTCTTGCAGGTTCACATAGATGTTTCGCTTTCTCAAGAGATGCAATCAAACTAGCTGTTGGTAGAATGCCACAAGGTAGAGTATCTGAGAGAGGTGACAAAAACTATGCTGCACAGGTTTACTATAGAATGACTATGGGTGGTGTTAGAATGGAAGAAGACAGAGTAGTTGAAATTTTAACTAAAAACCTATAAGGAGTAAGCAATGGCTGATTTAAAAGGTAAATTTTTAGAGGAAAAAGAGTTAGGGAAAGTTAACGCTTACCCAACAGGATTCTATTACTCTAAAATAAATATTGTAATGGATAAATGCCCTGCAGCGGGTTTAGCATCAGGTGATAGACTTGAAGTTCAAGGTGTACCATCAGGTATTCTTTTGGAAGCAGGTGTTTTAGAGTCAGCGGTAGCTATTAGCGTTGAGGACAAAGACGGAAACCCTATCGCTTTAGGTGAAGAGATTATTAAAGAAGAGTCTCTTTTCTTAGTAGCAGCAGGTGCTGTAAGTGAAGACGAACACGTTTACATCAAGTTTACTCAAGCTTAATTAAGTTTCCCAATTAAGTAAGAGATAACGGGGAGGGGGGAAACTCTCTCCCTTTTTTAAGGGAGCATATATGACAGTAGCAGTAGACATTATAAACTCTGCACTAACGAAGTTAGGACAAAAGCACATATCGTCTTTAACAGAAGACAATGACGTTGCAAGAATATGCCACGCTCAATACCTAGTAACGAGAGATATGCTTATATCTTCGTACAACTGGAACTTCTCTCTAAAGAGAGATGAAATATCAAAAAGTACACAATCACTACCTTGGGGAGATGCTAACGTATTCGACCTACCACAAGACTGTATTAGAGTTTGCCAAGTATTAAACACTGGATTTCAAAAAATACGATATATGTTACAGGGTAGAAATATATTATCAACAGAAGATACAATTTATTTATTATACGGCACTGCAAGTGTACCTGAGAGTTTTTACGGCCCATACTTTAAGGAAGCGTTATCGACTCAATTAGCACATGACCTTTGCTATAAGTTTACAAATAGTGCAGCTTATAAGGGTCAATTGATGCAAGAGAAAGAGCTTGTTATATCAAGAGCTATGAGCAAGGACTCTCAAGAGATAGGGCCAGAAGAGTACGACTTTACACTGTTTACAAATTCGAGAATGACGGGTGTAGAAACTGACTACTATCATGGGGACTACTAATGTCTAAGTTTGTATATTCTCAAACAGGATTCTTTAGTGGTCAAATAGGTAAGGACTACAAAGGTAAATGGAACTCTGCTGTATATAGCTCTGGTCTTTTAGAAATGACAAATATGACAGCAACAAAGTCTGGTTCATGCGAGAGAGTGGCAGGTGAAAAAATAAAAAAGATTCGGGACTTATCTTTTTTTAGTTCATTCTACGGTACGTCACAATACATAACATCTAAGACTTATTCTACAGTTTTAAACGAGGAAGAGTACACTGTTATAGTTGTATTTATGTACGTTGAGAGTAGTGGAGATATTAGGTCTTTTTTAATATATTATAATCCAAGTTCAGATACATCTTTTATACCACCGCTTTCAGCACCTTACGAAGAGACTAGAAGAGTAGTTGCCTACAACACTATTGGTCTTACACAAGAGCAAAGACTAGAAAAGTGTACAGTAGACTTTTCAACAGTAAGAAACCAAATATTTGTATGTTTTAATACTGATACAGACCCAATTGTACTAACAGAAACAACAAGACTACAGAGTAATATATATTTATTAGACGCTCAAAACTTTAGCGATTATTTATTGTACCCTACATTCAACCCGCCTAATATAGACCCTAATAAAAAAATAGGTATTACAAAAGTTGCGGGGAGTAATCCGTTAGTACCTGTGGAATTAGATTTTACAGACTCTGGTTTAGAATATATCCCTGAGATAGTAGCAATAGGTGGTATATGGGACGATGGTGCTGGGAATCTACAGACAGGGCTAAATTATTTTAAACCTCAGTCAGTAGGTAAAAGGTCACTTGTTGGAGATGTTGTTTTATCTTTTCCTGTATTTACATACAACGCTACTGATTATGACGAAAATGGAAACCCTCAAGTAACAAATAATTTAACGTGGCCTGCAGATGGTAGTTACTCAGAGTTTTATACTCCATCTATCGGTAACTTTGTATGGCCTACAAATAGTGATGATAAAGTTGCTTCATGGCCATCAATATGTAGCTCATCTGACAATAGGTTAATATTCTCAGGTGTAGAAAACAACAGAGATTATTTTTATGGTTCTGAGGTAGGAAACCCTAGTAATTTTGGAAACGTAAAACCATTTCTATTAGCTCCTAACACAAACGTAGTCGTGGAAAGTCGATTTATAGGAGATATTGTCACGACAGACCCGTATGCTTTTGCAGTAGCTAGTAAAGACGGTGCTGAAATAAAATGGGTTAGAGCTTCAAACGAGTTATTTTTAGGTACAACGTCAGGAATTTTTATTGCTTCTGCGGAGACTATAATATCAATAACAGATATAAATGTACGTCAAATATCGAACAAAGCGTCTAGCGGTGAGAGTGTACCTGGTGTAAACGGTGTTTATTATACAGCAGACGATGATGAAGCATTTATAAAAATAAATTATTTCCCTGCAAACCAAAGTTATGGCGAGTCTGACTTGAGTGTTTTATCTCCGTCACTGTTTAGGGATATTTCAGTAAAAGATATTTGTTATATTAAAAATAACAATGCTACATATTTGTTGCTAGAAAACGGCAAAAGGTACTTTTGTTTTGACTTTACAGAGACAAATTCAAAAGGATTTAGCGTTGTAGATACAAAAGTTAACGTGGAGTCTTGTTCTTACTTAACAAAGTCTGCACAGGTTATAGGGACTTTTAAAGCAAATGACACTTCTATTGGTATATATACTCAAAAACCTTTGTCGGGTGGTGCAAATATAGATTACACACATTTTTCCCAGACTAAGGCTTTAACAGGTGGTGTTTTAGACATAGGCTTTGACATAGAAGATGGCACTAAATTTTATTATGAAAGCGGTATCATTACAGGTGAAGTTGAGTCAATTAATAATCAGTTAATAATTGATGGTGTTGATGGAGACTTGTATTCTTTTGGAGTAATAGAGTCGTGTAAAATTAAGACAATGCCTTTGGAAGCAGGGCAACAATGGGGTAGTCCAGAGATGTCTGTTAAATCTATTGACGGTGTACAGGTTAGAGTTATAGACTCTTATAGTTACAAGTTGAAACTAGATGGTGATAACTACCAGGAAGAGCAGACCCACCCAGACTATGAGTTGGCTGACTCTTTTATTAGAACTTCAACAGACGGTAATTGGGAAACAGACAAAATACTAGAGATCAGGAATGATAAGCCTGAGCCTTTGACCATTTCTTCAATTACATTTAGAGGGGTAGCAAATGACGGCTAACGCAAGTAAGGGAGCTTCGGATATAAATGCAGGTCAATACGCAGCTATGGTACAAGGTACTACAGGTGCTGTTGGCGCATATATGGGTTATATGGCAGACCAAGCCGATGCTCAAAACCAATTATTTGCTATAGGACTACAGAGAGAGTCAAACGCATTAAGAAAACAACAACAATT